GGTGTTGCTCTTCAAAAGAACATTGGAGCAACACTCAACCCTAACCTTGCTGTGTTATTCAATCAAATGAATTTGAGATCACATTCATTCACCTTTAGATTGTTTCCAAAGAGTGAGAAAGAAAGTGTTACACTAAAAAGAATCATCAAAGAAATAAAAAACAGAATCATCCCTAAAAAGTTAGACACCCAATTCTTAGGATACCCAGACAAGGTAGATATTGACATCTATCCTACACCACCGTATGATATTAAAACTTGTGTGGTTACTGGAATGTCCGTAAATTATGCTCCTAATGGAGTTGCATTCTTCAAAGGTAGCAAAGGAGCTCCTGTTCAAGTAGAAATTACCCTTCAGTTTATGGAAACAGAAATCTTTGTTAATGATATGACAGGTAGCGCTTGGGACAAAGCTGGTCCAGGTGAGATTTAAGGAAAACATATGTCAGGTTATTTTTCAAAGTTCCCGTCTATAATGTATGGCAATGCTCTTGCCACAAATGTTCTTGCAAGAGTAAAACTTAATAGTGCTGTACGCAATAAAAAATTAGTGTTTCATCCATACGTTCTTAAAGAAGGAGAGCGTCCTGACACTATTGCTGAACACTATTATGGTGATCCTTATTTTGCATGGTTAGTATACTATGCAAACGAAATGATTGATCCATACTACGAATGGCCATTGAGTCAACGAGACTTTGAACAATATATTATAAAGAAGTATGGTACTGTTGAATTAGCTCAGGAAAAGATTGTTTACTATCAAGTTAATTGGTCTGTAGATGAAACAATGTTATCTCCTGGTGCGTTTGATTCGTTACCAGCTGTAAGTAAAAAATACTGGAATCCTATGATAGGTCATAGGGGTTCAATCATTTCATACGAGCGCAAACAAATAGATCTTACAGTTGAAACCAACAGCACTATTGAGTTGACTGTAGTAAGCGGTTCAGACTTTACTCTCGAAGAGCAAGTAAAACAAACAAGCGGTGGATCAATTGTTGCCTCTGGCTTTGTCAAATATGTTTCAGCAACATCTGTAGTTGTTGAAAAGGTAACAGGCACATTTTCCACATTGTATTCCTTAGTAAACTACGATGGTGATGTAACAACATCTGTATCTACAGTCACTACTTTGGATCAAGCTATTTCAACCGAAGAAGCTATTTACTGGTCTCCTGTGACAGCGTATGAATATGAAGAGTTGTTAAACGAACAAAAGAAGCAAATTTATTTGATCGATAAGACATACTTGGATCAAATTGAGTTAGAAATGAAATCTCTATTAACATGAAACAAACCAATCCAGGTAGCGTAAAAATATATGAAACTAAACTGTCCGGTATTAATACCGGTGCAGAACTGGACATCCTACCTCAAATACGATTGATTAGCATTTTTGAAAGTATCTACACACCAACAATGTCGTGTCAAATAGTGCTGGAAGATTCAATCAACCTGAGAAAAAACTTTCCTATTGTTGGTGAAGAGACGTTTAAAATTTCTTTTAAAACTCCCGGAGTTGAAGATATTGCAACCTTTGTATTTGACACCTACAAAAATACAAACGTCAAAGATGTGCCAAACAGTAAGGTATCAGCTTACACATTGGAATGTATATCAACAGAGTCGCTGAAGGCGATTAAAAAGGGTCAAGTAAGTAATGCCTATTACGAACCTATACATAAAATTGTTGAAGACATAATGGTAAGGTTTCTTGGTACGAAGAAAAAGGTAATGATTGAAAAGACACGAGGGATTGACAAAATTAACATTCCTGGTGTATATCTTTTTGCTGCTATTGACTATCTTAAGGGTCGTGCTGTTAGTGCCGAGGTTAAAAACTCGTCATTTGTATTCTTTGAAAACCAACATGGATTCAACTTTAGAACAATTGAGTCTTTGCTGTATACAAAACGTAATGACTATGGTGGGAAAGTGTTTACTTACGATAACACTCCTACAATGTATGGTGACAAATCAAAGCCTGCAATGTATAGAAACATTATTGCTTTAGAAAAGTTTAATCTGGCCAGCATAGTTAAAAATATTACCGAAGGTTACAGAAACGCTGTGAATGCTTTTGACATTATCACAAAAGAGTTTGAAAGAACAGAGTTTGAATTCACAAAAAAAGCTAATGAATTCATTGCATCAGATGAAATGCCAACACTTCGAAACACAAACCAATTTTTTGCGGACTTGAAGAATCAGTTTGATGCAAAAGGTAAACAAATCTTCATGCCAAAGGATTCTACTAAGACAAATGAATTCCTTCCTATCAGTATGGGTGGTAAAATGGCATACAAAGCAATGTTTGGAGATAGTATAACTCTTAACGCTTTGGTTTTTGGTGACTCAACACTGACCGTAGGTGAAACAGTTAAAATAAACACAAAGAACGTATCGGGCATGACAGGAAGAACGACAGAAGAAAAAGCTATTGCAGGAATGTATTTGATCGTTGGATTAAGACATATGATTTCTCCTGGAGCCGAACCTCTTCATCACACAGCAATGCAACTTGTTAAAATGGGCGATTCATAATGACAACAGAAAGAATAGGTTCAGAAGGTTTTAAATGGTTCTTTGGTAAAGTTGAAGATAGAAACGATCCATTGAAACTTGGTAGATGTCGTGTAAGAGTAGAAATGGTACACGACGTTGAAAACACAAAGAAAATTAGAACAGAAGATTTGCCTTGGGCCGTACCTATTATGCCTTTGCTTGGAGCTTCCTACAGAGAAGTAGGTCTTGCACCAGTTGGACCAATTCTTGGAACAACAGTGTTTGGTTTTTATATGGATGGTGAAGAAAGCCAGCTTCCAATTATACTAGGAACTTTGCCTGGTATTTCAAACCAATTACACGATGTCAAAGATCTTGCTAGAGAAATTAACACATTAAATAAAGCACTGTTGGGACCAGAACCACAATCAGCTTTTAGAGGGAAATACCCGTATAATAAAGTGTTTAGCTCAGAATCTGGACACGTTTTTGAAGTTGATGATACACCAAACTTTGAAAGATTGCACCAGTATCATAGATCCGGCACATATACTGAGATCAATGCAGCTGGGGACCGTGTTCAAAAAATTGTTGGAGATGGCTACGAAATAGTTGCTAAAAACAATACAGTATATGTACAAGGTAATGTAAATATAGTAGTAAAAGGTAATGCAAATTATACTGTTGAAGGTAACATGAATCTCAATGTTGGAGGTTCGATGAATGTTACTGTTGGTGGTGAAACCAACATTAGATACAATTCAAACATGAGAGAATACTTTGGTGGAGATTATTACCTTAGAAAGAAAGCTGGTGGAACAGATTTCACTTGTCCAGCAGATACACGTAGTAGCGGTACAGACTGCAGTTAAGGATAATAAATGGCTCTTATACAAAGAAAAGATAGAACAAAAGAAGTAAGAACAACACCCGTTCTTTTTTCTGATTTTACATCAGGCTTCGTTAAAGATCCCGATTCAAAGGATGTAATTAAAGTAACCAACGAAGATTCAGTCAAAAGCTCAATAAGAAACATTGTGCTCACCGATAGAACTCAGCGTTTCTTCAATGCTCAGTTTGGTTGTGACATTAGAAAGATGTTGTTTGAAAACATTGAACCAACAACCGAAGCTGCTATTAAAAAGTTAATCACAAACGCAATTGAGAACTATGAGCCGAGAGCAGAATTGTTGGATGTTGTTGTATCTGGAATAGAAGATCAAAATGCATACTCAATCACTATTGTTTTCAACACAATAAATAATGTAGTGCCAGAAAAATTAGAGCTAATTTTAACTAGGGTAAGATAATGGCCGTTAATACAAGTATTTCGTTAGTTGGGTTGGATTTTGATACAATCAAACTCAACCTAAAGAACCACCTAAAAACAAACACAGCTTTCAGAGACTACGACTTTGAAGGCTCAAATATGTCTGTGCTTATTGATCTACTAGCATACAACACTTATTTGAATGGCTTCTATACAAACATGGTTGCTAGTGAAATGTTTTTGGACACTGCGCAGATTAGAGACAGTATTGTTTCTCATGCAAAAGAATTAAACTATGTGCCAAGATCGTACTCGTCATCTAAAGCATCTATTGCTATTGCAATTACTCCAGCATCAAATGTGTCATCTGTTTTGATTCCTAAGGCAACACAATTTACAACAAAGCTAGGTTCAAATAACTATACTTTTGTTACAGATCAAAACATTGTAATCAACACATCAAATGCAACATCTGGTGCATACCAAAAAACAATTGATATTTACGAAGGCACATATGTAACCGACACATATGTGTATAACACAGCAAACAGCCAGCAACGTTTTGTGCTTTCAAACCCAACGATTGATCTTTCTAGCGTTACAGTGACAATTGTTGAGGATAGTGGGGCTACAATTCAAACTTACTTGCGTGCAACTTCGTTGTTTGGTGTTTCATCAACTTCAAAAGTATTTTTTGTGCAGCCTGCAGAAAACGGTCAATACGAGCTAGTGTTTGGTGACGATGTGTTTGGCCGCAGACCTTTAAATGGATCAGCTATTGTTGTTGAGTATAGAACCTGTAGTGGTGAAATGCCAAACGGATCTTCAAAGTTTGTCAACGATAGTGCTATAGATGGTCATACAAATATTTCCATTACCACAATAAGCTCTGCTACAAACGGATCTATCGGCGAATCAATCGAATCGATTAGATACAATGCTCCTCGTTCCGTTGCGACGCAAGAACGTGCTGTTACAGCCAACGATTACAAGACACTGCTACAAACACAGTTTCCAGAAATTCAAGCAATTACCGTGTACGGTGGTGAAGATGTTTCACCTCCTCAATATGGCAAAGTTTTCATTTCAGTAGATGTGCAAAATGCGGATGGTATTCCTGAAACAAACAAGAAAATATACAAAGACTATATCAAAAGCAAAACTCCATTGACTATTTCAACAGAAATTCTCGACCCAGAGTTTATGTACATTGATGTTAATTCGTATGTCAGATACAACGTCAACATCTCGCAAAAACAGCTTGAAGAAATTAAAACTCTTGTTCAGTCAGCAATCAACCAATTCAGCACAACATATCTGAACGACTTTGAATCAACTTTGAGATACAGTCGTCTTATTGAAGCAATTGATGCTGCAGATACTTCTATTGTTGGTAACGAAACACAAGTCCGTGCAATTAGAATTCTTTCGACTCCTACATTGCTAATAGGGACACCAACAAGCTATACTATTGCTTTCAATATTCCACTATCAAAAGAATATGGTGATGTTGGAGCTGTATATCCAAAAATTCTCACCCACACTATAATCAGTTCTGAATTCACATACCAAAGCAAAACTTGTAGAATTGAGGATGACAATGGAACACTGAACATTGTTACGGATTTGGGTGATAATGTTACTGTAATCAAATCGGTTGGAACTATTGATTATGATTTGGGTATAGTTTACCTTATCGACTTTGCACCAGATGATGTTCCAGGTGGAAGAATTAAATTCTATGCTATTCCAACCAGTAAGGATATCTTTAGCACAAAGAACGTCATTCTTAGAGTGCTTGAAGAAGATATCAACATTGATGTAGAAAGAGTAAGAGAATAATGAGAAATATTGAAGATAATATTTCAACGCTGATCAAAACTCAGTTTCCTACTTTCTATGAGGAAGAAGGACCTAATTTTGTCGAGTTTGCAAAAGAGTATTACAAGTATCTTGAAGCATCAAACAATGCTCTATACTACTCAAGAAATTTGTTGGAATACAGAGATATAGACAAAACCATTGATGGGTTTGTAGTTCATTTCAAAGAAAAATATCTCAAGTATTTTCCTTACGAATTAGCTGTTGAGAACTCAAGATTCTTAATCAAACATATTATGGATTTTTACAGATCTAAAGGATCTGAGCGCAGCTACGAAATCTTTTTCAAATCAGTATACAATACCGTTCCAACTTTTTATTATCCCAAAGAAGACGTCTTCAAATTATCTGACGGGTTGTGGGTAAAGTCAGTATATGTCGAGCTTTCAAATACCACAGAACTGTTAAACTTGCTTGGTAAGCAAATTACTGGTAGTACAACGGGAGCTACTGGTTTCGTTGAAAACATAGTAAGAAGAAAAATAAACAATAGATTAGTCAACGTGGCATATCTTAGTGATGTTGAAGGAACCTTCAGTGCTGGTGAAATAGCAACAGTTGCTTCAGATCCTGTCACAGCAAACATGCCAAGAATTCTTGGTTCGTTGTCTAGCGCTGATGTTATTACAGGTGGTGAAAATTTTGCGGTTGGGGACACATTAACCGTTACAACAGGTAATGGTAAGTCTGCCTTGTTAAGAGTTACAGCAGTCGAGACACAGACAGGTATTGTACGTTTTACTTTTGTGGATGGTGGATACGGTTTCATTGCAAACGTGTCACAAGTACTAGTTTCTACAAAAGTGCTTGATCTAGCAGCAAATGCATCAAACATACAGATATTTGAAACCGTTTCCCAACCAATGGCAAACATAGAATTCACATCAGCAAACGGTACTTTTGTTTCAGGTGATGTTGTTGAAGGTAGATATGCTAACAACGATTTAGCAGGAAACGCTGTTGTTATGACAGCCACATATACATCAGGAACAGCTGGTTTCATAACAATATCAACAAGATCAGGAAACACTGCTAACGGTACTGGTGTTGTATACAAACAAGGTAATACTATCGGTGCTGTAATCTCAACATACACGGACACAACAGCTTCTGGTAATGTGATGGGTCAAAATACAACATCGATTGGTGTTGTCAATGTAACCGGTACGTTTGTTACCTCAAACAATAACTACATTGTAGGTGCAAATTCTGGTGTTAATACAACAATAACTTCGATTGGTTCTGGTACAGGAGCAACATTCAAAGTTGGTACTTTGACAAACACAGAAGCAGTGAGATTAGATAACACATTCCTAAGAGATAAGAATACCGGCAACGTTTCATTCATGTCTATGCGTTTGGATGGTTCTAATGCTAATGTATACTCAAATTCTGGGCCATATGGATTTGCAAAAAACCCCGGTGGCAGTAACACAGCTATATTATTGAGTTGCTTTGACATTCAGGACTACACTATTGGTACTGTTGCAAGCCTTGTTAGTCAAGATGGTGGCCAAAACTATACCAAAGCTCCTTTCGTAAGAATTTACGAATCAAGAACAGCATCATATAATAAAAGAGATGTAATACTAAACATCACCGGGGCAACCCGCAACTTTGGTACTGGTGAGATTGTAAGACAAACATCAACATCAACAGCCACTTTACTTACCGTGAATAATTTTACAGGTAACAGTGGTGTAATTGTTGGAGAAGTTGTTTATCAAAATGACGGTACATCTAACATAGCCGTCGGTACCGTGTATAGTGCTTCAGTATCTAATACAGGAAATGGTAACGGAACAATTACGATTATTACTACATCAGGCACCTTTGTTGCCAACGCAACAGCCACTGGTAACAATCAAATAAGAGCAGAAATTTCACAGGCAAATGCAAAAGTAGTTATTGCAAACAACTCTTTTTCTATAACAACAACAGGAAGAGGAATAGTGAGAAGTAATTCAAACACCTCTGTTCTTTTCCTCAAGCGTCTGACCTTTGCTGATACATTTGGAGTTGGAAATACGGTTATTGGCGCTGATTCTGGCGCCGAAGCCACTATTGTTACTGTGGATGTTGATTATGCTAATTCTTATAACATAGGTAACAATAGTGTTGTTTCTGCTAATGTTATTGTTGCAAATAACACAATTACATCAGTTGATGTTTCATCTTCGGGGTTTGGTTATCTTGAAGGGGAAACAGTTACGGCTGTTAACACATCAAATACACAACAAGCAATGACTGCAACGCTGCAAGTACAGACACAAGGTTACGGTGAAGGACATTATGAATCAAACAAAGGATTTTTAAGTGCTGATAAATACCTGTATGATGGAGAATACTATCAAGATTATTCGTATGAAATTCAATCAAAAATACCGTTTGATCAATATAGCACAGTGCTAAAACAATTGATTCACGTTGCAGGAACAAAGATGTTTGGTAACTATATTTTAGAAACTGAAATTGCTAATACAATCATTACAACACAGAGCGCAGAAATATCAACATGAGCAAATACCTTTTACCTACTGGTTTTAGAACTCACTTAGCTCAACAGCTAAAAGAATCTATCACAGAGCAAGCCAACAGCGTTTACTACGTTTTTGCTGGAAAGCATACAAGCTATGCTAACGGTACAATTCCACAACCTGCAGATAGTTTGCAGGACACATTATTGGATTCGTTCGATGATATGGTGTTTGGTAAAAAAGTAAACGACAGCGATGTGGCTTTGTTAATACCAAAAGTGGAATGGGTATCAAACACTGTATATGATCATTACACATCAAACTCGGTTGTTTTTGGAAATAACTTTTATGTAGCAGTGAATGCTACATCCCAATATAACATTTTTAAATGTTTGGATAATGCTGACGGTCTTCCTTCAACATATGCACCAACATTAGCGGACACTTCCCCTTCAGACGAATATTATAGTACAGCTGACAACTACGTTTGGAAGTATATGTACTCTGTTTCATCTAGTGTATGGAATAAATTTACAACAGAACATTGGATGCCGGTTGTTGCTAATACTCAAGTATCAGGTAATGCTGTTTCAGGATCGATTGATATTATCAATGTGGACCAACAAGGTAGCAATTACGATACATTCTTAGCTGGTCAATTTGCTGCAGGTGATATTGCTATCAACGGTGACCCGTTACTGTACACAATTTCTTCTTCCGCTAATACATCGGATAATTTCTACAACCAAAGTGCTATCTATATTACAGAAGGTGCCGGCCAGGGACAAATTCGTAGAATTGAAGCATACAATGGAACATATAGAAGAATCACTGTCAACTCGGCTTTTACAACAACTCTATCCTCTACAAGCCAGTATGAAATTGGCCCGTTGATTACAATAAGCGGAGATGGATCAGGAGCAGTAGCTCGTGGTTTAGTAAATTCTGTTTCAAGCAATTCGATGTATAAAGTTGAAGTTGTCAATAGAGGAACTGGATATTCTTATGCTACTTTAACAATCACAGGAAATACGAGTGGTGTATCAAATGCTGCTGTTCTATTACCTTCTATTGCTCCTCCTGGTGGCCACGGTTTTGATGCATACAAAGAACTAGGAGCAACAGCAATTGGTGTTGGTGTTTCGTTTGCAAACACGGAAAGCGGCACAATTCCAACATCAAACGACTTTAGAACTATCGGTATTATTAAAGATCCGCTGTTTGCTAATGTTACCTTTTCATTGAATGCTTCTTCAATATCTGGAGTTTTTACACCAGGTGAAACAATAACACAAGCAACTAGCAACGCTTACGGTGTTGTTACAAGTGTAGTTGGTGCAACCCTAGCTGTTACAAACGCTTTTGGTACTTTCCAAAGTGGTAGAGTGATTACTGGAGGAACTTCTGCAGCTACAGGTAATGTAATTTCATTCGACATAAATAATATGTCTAAAGATTTCAACACGTTTGACCAAAGATCAAGATACGTTGTTAGCTACCTTTCTGGCACATTCCAAACCGATGAGCCAGTGTATCAAAACAACATTTCCCTTGCAAATGGGGTGTTTCATAGCAATGATGCAACATATCTGAGTTTGACCAATGTTAAAGGTGTTTTCAATACAGGACAGCCAATTGTTGGAAATACATCAGCAGCGCAAGCAAACGTAACTGGTTACACACCACCAGATCTTGTTAAAAACGCTGGAGATATCATATACATAGAGAATATCGACCCTGTTTCAAGATCTAACACACAAACAGAAACAATCAAGATAGTGCTGAAGTTTTAAGAGGATAATATGCCATTAGAAACACAATTAAACGTATCGCCATATTTTGACGATTTTGACGAAGACAAAGATTTCTATAGAATTCTTTTTAGACCTAGTGTCGCTGTTCAAACTAGAGAGCTAAACCAACTTCAGTCAATCATGCAAAACCAGATCGAAAGATTTGGTAATCATGTTTTCAAAAACGGTACTATTATCAGCGGTGTAAACTTTGAATACATCCCTGTATATCCTTACATTAAAATTAATGACACAAACTCTATTGGTCAACCAGTAGATTTGGTAACTTACAACAGATACTATCTAAAAAATTCATCAAACTTAGTTTCAAAAGTTGTGAATTACAAAACTGGTTTGGAATCACGTGATCCAGACCTAAACACGCTGTATGTTAGATACCTAAACTCTGGAACATCAAACTCAGCACAGGGCTACGCAAACAATGAAACATTGACAGTTTATGACGTTGACAATCCTGTATTCAGCACAACCGTAATCAACGGTGCAACAGGATTTGCTAACACAGATACAGTTGTATTCCTAAGTGCAATTACGCTCGCTAACATCAGCGGTACGTTCTCGGTGAGCGAAGTAATTACACAGTCTACAACAGGAGCAAAGGCGCAGATTCTTGAGGTTAACACAACAGCTATTGCTGCTACAACAACCTTAAAGATCAAACCTTTAACAACACACCTAACAAACAATAGTATCAACAGCACATCTTGGTCATTTAGTACAGGTTACAGTGTTGTTGGTAATACTTCTTCAGCAACCGCAAACGTAGCTTCTATTGTTGGTAGCGGCGCTGTTGGTCTTGTATTGACAGATAGTCAAGGTATTGTTCAGAGTATTGAAGTAACTTCTGGTGGTAATGGATATGTTATTATTCCTCACACAACCATTAAAACATCAAACACAACAGGTCCTGTAGATACATTGTCATTGTCTTCACAGAACTACTTGACTCAGATTACTGTAGCAAATGCTTCGTTCACCGCACCTGTTGGTAATGGTTATGCGTTTGCTGTAACAGATGGTATTATCTACCAAAAAGGCACTTTTGTTAAAGTAGATCCACAAGTAATCGTTGTGAACAAATATTCAAGTGTGCCAGATCAACTAGCAGTTGGTTTCACAACAGACGAAACAATTGTTGAAAGCACAGCTGATACAAGTCTACTAGACAACGCAACAGGAACACCTAACTACACAGCTCCTGGTGCAAACAGAATGAAACTAACAGCAAACCTTGTTGTTATGTCTTCAGCTAATGCTCAAGCTAATCTTTCATTCTTGCCTCTTGTTGAGTTCTCTGAAGGAACACCTTACAAAGAAAACAGAGTCACAGTATACAACACCATTGCTAGAGAATTTGAGCGTAGAACCAAAGAATCGTCTGGTGACTATGTTCTTGATCGCTTTGATGTTGGAACAAAAGAAAAAGAAACAGCAGCTGGACTACCAAACACCACTTATGTAACAGCAACAGTAGATCCTGGAACAGCTTACATCTCTGGTGTAAGGATTGAAACTCTGAACAATACGCAACTTAATTTGCGCAGAGGAACCGATACAAAGACTCTTTCATCACAAATTGTCACTGCTAATTATGGACAGTACATTCTTGTTAAAGAGTTGATGGGTTCTTTCAATGTTGTTTCTGGTTCATCAGTTTCTCTAAGAGATACAGCCAGAAGTTCAGTTTCAAACACATCTATTACAACAATTGCAGCAGCTGGTAATGAAATTGGTACGGCGAGAATCCGTTCAATTTCACTAGGTGCTGGTGTTGTAGGATCAGCAGGCTGCATTTACGAAATGTATTTGTTTGACATTGTAATGAATGCTGGTAAGAATTTCAGAGATGTCAAATCTGTGTATTACGATGGTACTATTGATGGCGTAGCCGACTGTGTGCTTGAACTAGATGCTACAACATCAACTAATGTGGCTGTATTGAAGCAAGGAAGTGATAAAGCTATCGTATTCAATACAGGTATTGGTGCTCTTAAAACAGTAAATAATACTAGCTACATTTTCAAAACAACCAACGAATCGTTGACAATAAATGCTGCTGGTTGTGTTGCTATCACTCTTTCTGGTGCAGATAACACATTCCCATACACAGCTCTTTCAACTCTTTCTGCAAGCCAAGCACAAGAAATTCAAATCGTTCCTACAGCTAACTTGCAAGCATCTGCAAACCTAGCAGGTGGTGTAACAGCTACAAACAATTACATTGTTGGTACTTCAACATCGTTTGCTTCCGCACTTCGTGCTGGTGATTACATTAAGGTTGCAAACACTGTAGCTAACGAAATTTTCCAGATTGCAAGTATTGCAAACAACACATACCTTACTGTAACAGCTAATTCAGTTACGATGAATACTCTTTCAGCAAATGCGGTGTTGTTCTTCCCACAATACATGCCTTTGAATTTTACATCAAGAACAGATAGACCTATAACAGTCAGCTCTGGTTCAACAACACTAACAGCAAACTTGAACGTAGCATTGACAGGAGCAAACACCGTTGCTGCTACTTTCAATGTTAGAAAAACAAGCACTACAGGACAAGTTTCTCGTACTGTTTACAGAGACGCTTATGTTAAACTAGATCTTAGTACAAACCCTGCAAGCAACACAGGTCCTTGGTGTTTAGGTATTCCTGATGCATTCAGACTAAAGAATGTATACCTGGGTACAACACCTAGTGCCACAGACGTGACAAAGCATTTCTATATCGACTCGGGTCAAAATGACGGATACTACGGTCATTCTATTCTTCGTCAAGTGTTTGACAAAGCAAGAAGAACATCACTAAACCTAACAACATCGGACGTATTGTTGGTTCGTTTCGATGTGTTCCAACACTCTGCAGCTGGTGGTTTTAGTTCTGTAAGTTCATTTACAATTAATGATGCAAATACTCTCGCAAGTTCAGCTAGCTCTATTCACACAGTTGAATTGCCAGAATACTTTGATGCTGCTGATAACTGGTATCCATTGAGAGACTGTATTGACTTCAGACCAATCATTGCTAACACTGCTGTAGTTACAAACACATACTCTTCGGCAACAACAAACCCTGCAAATACTATCACATTCAGCGGTGCGTTGAACTTCCCTGTTCCAGATTCAATATTCCAATTTGATTCCGAGCAATACATGGGAAGAAAAGCAATCATTACTGTGGACAAAAACGGTACTTTCAAAATTACCGATGGTACTCCAGGAACAATTTCTCTCGAAGAACCACAACCACCTGCAGAATCAATGTTATTGAGCAAAGTTTACATTCCACCGTACCCTTCGTTGGGTGTTGTGTCAAGCAACAGCATGATTGCTTTCTCTAACAAAAACATTGGTAATGCTTCTGGTCGTAAAAGCAGAATGGCGACATCGTATACCATTAAAACAAAATGGAATGATGCTGCTACTCAAGCTCCTAACGCTAACCAGCCAAGACAATACACAATGAAAGATTTGGTTTCACTTGAAAACCGTATTAAAGCTCTTGAAAACCAGGCTTTGTTCAATGCTTTGGAAACACAAATCAACAGATTGAACATTCCTAGCTCGCTTGATGCTACTGTTGATAGATTCAAAAACGGTTTCTTTGTGGATGGATTTACCGATACATTAAAAGCTGATACTACCAATAAAGAATACGCAGCTTCTATTGATCTCGAAAGAAGAGAACTACATCCGCTTGAGACCCAGCTAAATATGCAGATGGTGTTTGATAGAACAGATTCAACTACAAACAGCGCTCTTGTTGCTAATTCAGTACTAATGTTACCTTACTCTGAATTTGCTTTGGTTACACAGCCTTTTGCAACTTCGTATGTAACTGGAGACGGTAATAGAGGTCAGTTTGTCGGTGAAATGGTGATCAATCCATCAGCATTCCCAATTGAAGCAACATTGCAACAAACAGTTAACATAGTTTTAGATGCTGGCCAAGATCCAGCTCACGCTTAAGGAAAGCAAATGCCTGATAATATTCAACCTATTATTCCTGGTTCGTATAACGGTTCTACCGTTTTATCCGGTGTACTTAATAATGTAAGTTTTACATTCATTAATAAGCAGGAAGGTTTTAACATTTCAATTAATGGTTTAATTCCAAACTCTGTTCACTATCTGTTTCTTGAAAACAACAAAGTGTTGAGCGCGGACATCAAACCAACTGGTGGTAAAATTGGCGACTCAATTTACACAGATGCAAATGGTATGGCTTCATTCACATACTACTATAAGACTGGTGTAACAACTGCCGACTCTGTTTCCAAATACAATGAAATTCTTCAAAGATTGAGTGGAGACAAAACTCTTGTGCTGGTAAATTGTCCATCAGACATTACAGTACTACCTGATAATTTTGAGGGAATATATACTTCATTTGCAAGAAAAACTATTTACTTCAAAACATCAAAAGTAGCAGAGTTACCAATATCAGCAAATTACAACGTAGCTTATCAGTACACTTCGTAAATCAGGATAAAACATGGCCGAAAGTTTCAATTTAGCGCAATCGTTTTTTATTGACAGCAAAGCTGTTGATGATTCGTCTGTTGTTCTTGTAACAAGCATAGAGTTATATTTCCAATCTAAGCCTGTACAAGGCAAGGCCATTTCTGGTATTGACAAACCAGGTGTTTCGTTGTATATGTGTACGATGAATAATGAACAGCCGGTTCTTAACACTACCATAAGAAATTCAAGAGCAAGATTAGAGTATGATCAAATCACAACAAGTGCGGATGCGTCTGTAGCCACAAAATTTTCATTTAATAAACCAATTACTTTAACAACCGATGCTTCTTACGCAATGTTGATCAAGTTTGATGGTAATGATACTGGATACAATTTGTGGTGGGGTGTTAGTGGTGAGACTTATACTAACACAACAAAACAAGCTACAATCAACTCTGGTTATACAGATGGTAATTTCTTTAAGATTACCAACGGAGATATTCTAACCAAGAACGGTAAAGCAGACTTAAAATTCAAGTTGAATATTGCTAAGTTTACAACACTTACTCAGACATACAAATACAAAGAAAAGGCCTACGAACTTTTCCAATACTATGCTAACTCATACTCTGGTACAATTATTACTGGTGAATACGCTTACAAAAATACAGCAAACCTTGCTGGTTCTGTAAGTGTTAACACCACATCAGGGTTGGTAACAGGAACTGGTACAGCATTTAACACCAACTTTGCTGTAGGTGACTATGTCATCATTTCCGATACAACTGCTAGCAACACATTAATTGGTGTTGTGAATTCAGTTACCAACTCAACAAGTATGACATTGAAGAACAACGCTAACTTTACAAATACATCTGCTAGAGTTTACAAAACAGCCGTTGCCAAAGCATACCTTGCTGATAACAAAAACGAATTTGTGATTCTAACTGACTCAAATGCTAACTCATCGTTGTATTTTGCTAACGGTGATTATGTTAAATTTGTTGATTCGCAAGCCCAAGTTAGAATTTTTGCAATGCAAGATTTTCCTGTATCAAGAATCACTTCTCAGATGCAAGCAATTACACCTAGCCAGACATCGGTAACTTCAACAGTCGATGTGGCTAATTCGACATACCAAATTACATCTGGAACACAAATAAACTTGCCTATCAATAAGAGACAGTTTATTGATTTGTACCCTGCAACAATTGCATCTAGATCTCTTTCAGCAGTTGGAACACCTTCGCTG